CTTTTAAAAAGAACCGTTCTAAAATCATAATCGAATTCATTTCCTCGATCATCTTTTCTGTATGTTATTCTACCAAATGCAGGACTATCAGTTACTTCGGTTCGATTGAATGAGATGTCATATCTAATCTTATCCCCTGGAAATTCAGGTTGATATGCATCAGCTGCTAATGAATTTTGATCTATAGCAAATACGATTATCGGAGAAACACTTGCTTGCTTATAGTTGCCAGTCGTAATTTCAATACCCTGATCATTAAAGTCAGGTTGGTCGTAGCAAGTTTTAAAATCCGTAATTAGGTAGTAAGTTCCTGGAACTAAAGCATTATCTGACCCCAAGGTTCTTAATGCCGAGTAAGTAACCTCTACTAGTCCTCCCCCGCTTCCGTACCAGTTACCCTCGCTGTCTATCATTTTAATAGTGCCATCTAGGCTATCTGCGAATAAATTATAACTACCACTCAGTGGTGTGTCCATTTCGGAGGGGTTTTGCCCTTGTAATTGAATGTATTGCATATCTTTTTATATTATTATTCCTGTTCCTTCTATTTGTGAGCTGCCCATTAGTATAACTTGACCGCCCACACTTATTAAACCATTGTTTTCTATGTAACTGTCTTTGACTAATAGGTTACCTCCTATGAATATTTTTCCTTCTTTTTTGAAGTATTTATTTGTGGAATATTCAATTTCAGTTTCGGTTGATTCTATTAGCATCTCGGAATTTTCTAAAACATAGTCCCCGGAAAACGTTAATTGCTCATTACTATTTACTATTATTTCGTTTCCAGTTTCCCAGTCTTTTAGAAATCCGCTAGTCCCGGAGGTTCCAGATGTTCCTGAAGATCCACTTCCCCCAGGAGATCCTGAAATTGTTTTCCATTTAACTTTTCCTACCAATCCATTTCCGCTGGTTGAATTATCCCAAACCAAAAATTTGGTTTCTGAATTACCTTCTTCTATTCCCTCGAAATAAACCTCGCCGTCTGCTATTAAAGCTTGTTGGACGTGTAATCCCTGGGAATCTATATGTGCTATATTATTTCCTCCTACCACGAATTGATGCTGGTATTCGTGAGGAACCCTGTTTTCTACTATCCCTGAATATGGTTGTCCTGGAATTGGACCTCTTATGACTATACCAGCGGTTCCTGCAGTCCCATCGCTATGATAAACAATTCTATAAACGGGATTTTCACCTGTACTGTACTCAAAAGGATCTATCGATAACGTACGTCCATCAAAAGTTAAATTTGTAGCACCATAAATTATTTGTCCATCTGGACCTAATCTTAATACTCTATCAGGTCCAGAATTAGAAACCCTCAGAGATGTTCCGGATGTTCCGGATGTTCCGGATGTTCCAGTTAATCCTTCGCCAGGGTCTCCGGTCAACGAAATATTCCATGTGTTATAAGATCCTGATCCGTAAAATTTAATAGGGGTAAATGTTAAATCACCGGTAGATGGATTATAACTAACTACTCTACCTATAATATAATTATTAGCATCGTGTGATAATTGAATAAAATCATATACCTGGAAAGAAAGATTTTGATCCGTAAGTATTGATATATTGGAATATGCCATTCTTTTATTGTCTTATAATATTGTTATTAAACTTCCACTTGTTCCATTATAATCCGCATTACCAATTACCCCGCTAGTTCCTGAAGAACCACTCGTTCCTGAGGTTCCATTTCCTCCAGTTCCTGATGTTCCGGTATTTGTTGAAACTCCCTGTGATGCACTTGATGCCACTATAATTTTAATGCTGACTGAATTTGAGTGTGGATTGTGTAATACTATCCCTCCTGTACTATATTGTGGATCCCCTGAAGGAGACACTGCTATTCCCATTCCTGCAGAATCACCCGGATTTCCTGTCCATATATGTAATTCTCCAATCGGGTAAGTTGAGCTTTCGTGTATTAGATCAATATATTTGTCACTATCCCTTGTGAAAGTTGTTGGGTATGAAACCTTAATTAAAAGAAATTTAACCTCTCCAAAAGAATTAGATAAACCCCCGTCATCCAGAAGAAATGCACTTCCCGGACCCAGTGTTAAATTCTGTGTGAAAAATTCGTCTATGTCCAAGGAAAAATCACAGAAATTAAATGAATTAACTACCGTTGAATCTTTAGTTACTAACAGAGTGCATTTATCAAAATGACCCCCCTCTATAAGGGTGTTAGCTAGATCTGCTTGACATATGAGTGGTGCTTTTGCCATTAATTCATTACTAATATTTCCACTTCAACCTCTTTTAATGTTGTATTTTTTAGTATTATCCCACCTAAACTAAAATCCGGAGATGTGGGTTGGGGGCTTAGAACCGGAGAAAATGTAGATGTCTCTGGTGAGTATGGTTCTAAATCCCAGCCATGGTGTTTTACGTGATCTAATGTCTTACCTGTTAAAAATAAAAGATTTTTACATGGGGATAAATTTCCTTCGTACTCCCAATAGATTAATTTTTCTACTTCTGGAAGAGAAGGGTCATACTTTACCCTAATAACAATCATAGAGACTTCCCCCTGATCCTGTGCAATATTTCCACCATATAGATTATAAGATCCACCTGATGGAATATAAACTCTTTTTTTAAAACTACCTCCATTTATGGATGCTGGGTGAAAAAATTTAGAAAGATCCACCATGTCTAAAACCTGGGATCCCATAATAATTTTTAAAAAGGAACCCTCAAAAACTATTTTCTTTTGCTTTTCTGGATTACAATTAGCATACTTAATAAATCTAGGATCTGTTGACAATACGTTTGGCATGTTATAAATTATAATCTTGTTGGATCTCCCTTAGTAACCAAAAGATCTAGTGGTATATCTTTCGAATTTTCGTAATCCTTAATATTCCTTTTTGTTTTATAAACGTTTCCTAGTTTATAACCCCCAAATTCTCCATCTTCTCCGGTTTCTGTAGATGTTTCTTTTTCCTCAAGATCCTGGGTTTCCACATTCTCCTCCTCATTCGTTAAATCTGGTGAATATATGTCTTCATTACGTATATCTGGAGAAAATACAGGATCCTCAACCGCTTCATCAATTTGTTCGGTGTCCGTTTCTATAAACTCTTCTAAATCTGGTTCTTGTTCATTTACGTCCTGTGTAATTTCTTCTTCTACTTTAGTCTCGTCGTTTTCTTCCTGAAAATAATTGTCGTTAGATTCTTCGATCTCTTTAATAGGTGTACCTCCTATTTTAAATATAGAACTAAGGATTTCTAATTCTTCCACATCCTTTAATATTGATTCCTTTTCAAATTCTGCTTCTATTTCATCTACCTCCTCTATCTCTTCTTCTTTCTTCTCCTCAAAGATTTTAATTTCCTCTTTCGGAGCATCTGGAATTTCTTCCTTTTCAGGATCTTTTTTATTTTTACTAGTGTATGAAAAAACAAAGTTAGCAGCAATAACTAGTGCGATCGCTAATGGGTCAAACACAAGCATTAAGGCAATAATAAACCAATTGACTACTTCATCTAAGGTTTTACCTGTAAGCTTAGCTATGTACTTAAGAGGACCAACCTCGGCTGCCAGATCATTATTAGTGGAAGCTTCTAGAATCTTTGTTTCTATCTCACTTATTTGCTGATTTTTAGAGGATATTGTATCCTGTAAGATTTTAATATCATCATCCAATGTTTTAGATTCTTTGCTTAAAGAATTCATTTGTGTTCTAACGGAGGAAGCTGACTTATTTTGTGAAATGAGGTTATCAGCATTTGATTGCTGCCTATTTCTCATATCAGATAGGGTATTTTGTCTGGTACTTTTAAATTCTAATTGTTTTTCTGCCTGTGTTAACTGTCTCTGGATCATTTCCTTCTGTCTATCAAGAACAGCAGTACTTTTATCAAGATTTTCTACTTTATTTGCGGTCTCCTGGTAGGCAGAGGACAAAAATCCGTAGATACCACCAGATGTTATTATGATTAGAATAAAACATGCAATCACCAAATATGCTCTTAAAGCTTTGTTTACATCCTCCCAAAATCTATATAAAAATGATGCAATAACTAATTTAGCAAATTCTAAGCTCGCTGCCATAACCATAACGTTGGTCGAAGCACCTGCGAACATCTTACCTATACCGAAAATAGAATAGAAAGCTGCGGAAAAGGATATGCTAGCTGCTGCAATAGCTACTACCCACGGGAAAATTTTGTTTTCTTTCATTCTTTCATTATATTTCTTAATCAATATATATCCACAGAAAAAAGGTCCACTCTTAAGAATGGACCTTTTTGTATAAACAAATATGAAAAATTATCTTATACCGCCTCTAATCCTTGTTGTGCAGCAGCTAAATCCTTGTTAAGATCTTCTAAATCTTTGTTATCTTGCGAAACTGCAGACAGTGCTTGCTCTAATTTTTTGTATAAATCAATAAATCTTTCTGCATCATCACTTCCTTTTGATTCGTATCTGTTTAGGAAATAATGACTTGCTTCTATTGTAAGTGCGTTTAGAAAGATTGCATCGTTTGATATACCATTTTTGGTAACCTCTTTTAACTTCTTAGTAATTTCTAAAACTCCTAATCCTTCTTTACCTTTCCATGTAATTGATTCAATAACTTTAGAATAAACCTCTAAAGATTCTGCATTCATAGAAACAGCATAAACTTTATTGGAAAGTTCAGACATTTTAGCTTCTAATGCTTTTTGTAGTGCAGCTACTTTAGCTTCGTCAATAACTACATCTTGTAAAACTTCTTCTGACATGTTTTTAATTTTATTTATATTTTAGTTTTTACGGGGGTTAAGTTTCACTAAATCCCGTTTATTTCCCTGAATTCGGCAAGCAATTCTAAGAATTTTCTGAGGTATATTTTAAACTCATCTTTCGTAACTACAAATCTTTGTAGTTTTGAATCCTTCTCATTTGCTATCCATATTTCTCCTCTATCTGGAATTACCCCATATCTTTCAGCATAAGCAAACATATAGGCAGATATCTGACATTTATATGATAAAATATCTTCCTCGTCTTTTGGAGAACTCGATGACTTAAAATCTATTACAACCGTTAAATCATTAAGGTCTAAATAAATAAAGTCAGTTGCACCTGCCCAACCACCTCTAAAATCGGTCCACAAAAAAAGCTCATTATGTAATACTTTCTTTATTCCTCCCCAAAATTCCTCGTGGTAAAAATTCCAAAAGAGGTCCCTTCCCCTTTTAATCAGTGGTAACTTGTCTGGCGAACTTACCTCTTCATCTTTTGCTATATCCTGTGCAATGGTTAAGCTCTTTTCTACTGATCTGGATTCTGCATACTCTAAAAGAAAATGCTCAAGCATATTATGCATAACAGTTCCCCTAAATGATGCATCATCGAGTATTTTTTGCCATCTTGCTTCTCCGAACTTTTCTCTTAATGGTTTGAATTTAGGCTCAGTAATGAGCTTTAAAACAGTGGTGACCGATGGAAAAATCAGCTTGGTGCCGTCCAATCTAGTTACAACGTACGCTCTACCCCACGGGTGGCTTTCTCTTACAATTTCTTCTGATTCCAATTAAAAAAATGATATTATCCAATTAAACCCGCTTGATATCCAATGGGTTTTTGTTTCTATTATTATAGCGCTACTCCAAAAAATAGTTCTTGAAATAATCCACCACAGGGTAAGATTTCTAAAGTATGGATAATAAACTAACAAATAAGAGGTAGATTCTGGGATTTCCTTATATTCAGGTATTATAATCTCATGTAAATTAAGGGATGTTAAATACTCGTTTAATCCCTTGGACTGATCAACCAAATATGCTGGCCAGAGCTCTTTCGGAAGATCCGGTGCCATAGTAACCTCTGGTGGAAGATTCATAACAGTATAGATTCTGCCTATCCAATCTACCCTAAGATTGTTTTTGGACCAAAGCGGGGAATTCATCATCTCCCTTTTGATTATTCTCCTTAGAAAAAAATAATTTCTAATATCTTGAATGACCCCGAAAATTTTAAAAGTGTTTGAAATCATATTAATCTATAAAATTTAATTTAATACCAGGAAACATTTCTCTGATTTTAATTCTTGCTCTTCTTATTCTTGTTGCAACCGCGCGCTTTTTCATATCATACTTGTCTGCAATGTCCTGATATTTCATTTTATGAATTTCTCGGTCCATAAGAATATCCTTGTAGATTGCAGGAAGATGTCTCATTTTTTCAAGAACAACCTCATACAAATCATCAAAATCCCCTTCCTGATTATTTATCTCCCACTCAGGTTCTGCAAAAATATCTTCTGGTGTAATGTGGGAAAGAGGAATAAATTCATCGTAGTCCCTTCCGTCAAGTTCAACGGACTCATAAACTAAAGGAGTGAATTTTTTAGAATTTTTCTTGATTAATAAAGATTCATTTCTTGCTATGTTGTATGCCCATGTAGAAAAATTTCCCCTTGCCGGATCATACTGAGCAACTTTAACCCATATTTTTTCAAACGTTTTAGAAACAGCATCCTGTGCAACCTCCTCATCAATTAAAATTGATTTACAGTGGTTAAGCAATCCAGGCTTAATTCTGTCATAAAGTGATTTAAAATCTTTTTCTTGCGAGGTCTCTAAAAATTTCTCTGCTAATTCCTGGATGCTTTTTGCCATGGCTAATTTGGTTTAGGGTTGTAAGTTAATATAAACAATTTCTATACCCGCTTGTGAAAGCAGATCTAGTGATTCAATTTTTCTATAAAATTCAGAAAATACTATTCTTTTAATTCCTGATTGTATAATTAATTTGGAACATTCAAAACAAGGAGAAAGAGTAACGTACATAGTACTCCCGTGTGATGAAACAGTATTCATTGCTAGTTTAGTAATAGCATTAGCTTCCGCATGAAGAACTGATGCTAATGTGTTATTTTCTAGATCCTCGCAAATATTAGGAAATCCGGTTGGTGTTCCATTATATCCATCAGAAATTATAGTTTTATTTTTAACTACCAAACATCCTACCTGACTTCTTTTACAATGAGAATTCTTAGACCATTCCCTTGCCATTTTTAGATATACAACATCCAGATTGAATTGTTTTAAATCTGGACAATTATCCTCAGTGTGCCTAGCGTAGTTATTCTGGTTGCTCAATTTCTTCTATTTTTAAGTTTCCTTTAAATGAATCTATTATGGGGTAAACTAAATAAGCGGGAAACTTACCAAGAAGATTAATAATTTGATTTATTTCGTCTTCAGTAAATGACTCTTTACTTTTAATCAATTCGATCGATTCCTTTGTATTATCAAAGGGACTTTCTAAAAAATCGGAGATGATTTTTCTTAAATCTTCTGTAACTGTGTAGATTTTTTTTATTTGCGCCATCTCCTTTTAGTATACTACACAAATATACAAGAAAAGTTTCGAAATAAAAAAACGTAATTAGGAAAAGTATTGTTTTCCGTCAGTAACTATTAAAGGACCCTGCAATGCCTTCAAAACATCCCTCATGACTTTGAGTAACTCATCATTGGTCTGTACCTGATCTTTATTATCCCCCGGAGAATTAGGTTCCTGTTCGGGAGTGATTTCTTTTGATTTCGCTTCAGCCTCTGTCGTTGCTGTGTTTATCTGGGTATCCTCTTGCTTAGTAGGAGCAACAACTTCTTGCTGTACCGCCGGAGCAGCAGGTGGCGGAGCAGGCTCTACCGGCTCTGCCATTTTAGCAGGCTCTGACCTTTTTATTGCAGCCTGTGCAGTGGAAGGTGTTTCTATTTTTGCAGCACCTGTAGTTTGATTAACCGCTGCTGTAATTTGTGCTTCTACATTTTCCGGGGCACCTGGAAAGGAAAGATCCAATCCCTGTTGCAATTTTTCCATGCCTCCTTCTTCCTGAAACATTTTAGCGATATCCTCGCTCTTCATTCCTGAACTAGCCCCCAAAATATCTAATAAAGGTGTGCTCACGCCTGGTGACGTTTCACTAAGAGATTCTGCTGCTGTATTAGTAGTCTCTGTTATCGTTACATTCTCCTGAGCATTTACTTCTTGTCTTGCTGGCTCTATAGGAGGCTGAGCTTTTTCTACTATATTAACTTTTACGTCTTGCTGCTGGGATACTGCTATAGATCCAGGGGTATTCTGTGGTGCAGCAGGGGGAGATACTGGAATAGCTGGAGCAGCAGGAGCAGGTGAGACTGGAATCGGTTCCATTTTCTCTGCCTCTGTAACTTTTGGCGGAGTATTTTCTTTTATTTCAGCTGGTTGTACAATATCCGGCGTAGGAGCAGGAACGGCTTCCGGCTGCGGTGGGGTATTTGCTTTACCCAAAAAATCATAAATTGTTTGTGATTTCTCTAGAATAAAATCATCATTAGACACACCACCCCCTGATCTTTTAACCCCAATTTCCTTAAGAAAATTTAGCATAGTCGAATCTAAAAGATCCTGAAGATCCTTAGAGTTCAATTTTTCCATCGCAGGATTATTGAAATCAGCTTCATCCCCGTCTTCTAGATTATAAATTTCCTGTGAGATCTTGCTATAATCCGTTTTAGTTATTGTAGCCAGATTTTTAGCTGCTTCAGAATCTTTAAAAACAGGAAGATTTGCAATACCCCATCCACTCAAATATCTTGGCGGTTGTTCTCCTAAATCTTCGAGGTACTTGACTGTTCCTCTAAGAATATCATCGACCTTATATCCTATAAATTTTTCCGGGTCTACACCTTCTGGAACTTTATTAAAATTTATAAAACCCATAGGCGGAAATATGTCACCATTTGCCTCATGCATTGCTAACTCTACAGCTTTGGGAGAAGCCTCGGTTAATTGAGGGACACTAGCTTTTTCTTCCTCGAGCTTTTTCTTGTAGTATTCAAACCTACCTTGTTCTGTTTCTAATGAATCTGCCAAAATTGGAACTTATTTCCTGTATATATTAAAGGGGACTAGGAGTTACCTAAATTAAATAGGGGAACCATACCGTCTTTCTCCTTCATTATCTTTTTATTTTTCTCCTCGATCTCTTTATTGAGTTTTTCTAGGAGAATTTGATATTCGAAATAAGGAAGTTTTTCTAGCTCAGAGAATGAAATGTTATGGTCTTTTGCAAACTTGAGCTTAATTTCAAAGTAATTGTCCAAAGATATCTGAAATAATGTAAAGGGATCTGATTCCTCCGCGAAATCGAATGGGAGCAGTGACCTCGGCACTGCATTTACTGCAAGTTATTTCTAGTGTGTTCTTTGTTGCGAAAGTTATCTGTTCTGATATGCTATCAGCTAAAACGAATTGTGTGTATGTCCAATTTTTAGAATTAAATTCATACTCATCGTATGCTTTTTCATCAAGATCCCTCCAATTTGGAATCAAATATGGAGAAATCTTAGCAAAAGTCTGATCGTATTTTTTCCCGCTTCTTGCCTTATCTTTTATGATTTTTCTGATTTTAGTAGAAACCCCAATAGTTGGGATAAACAACTGGATAGCGGGATCTCCATTTTTTGGAACTAAATTAAAATATCCGTTTTCGTTATCATAAAATTTAATGATTTTAGGATCTAATTTAAAAGAGGATAAGATTCCTGATGTTAATTCTATATCTGATGGTATAGGGCAATCTCCTTTAGTACAATCTTTTTTAACCGGGATAAAAATTCTATTTTCGCCCTTAACAAAGGTTAAGTCCCTTATCGCCATAAATAGATAAAACCGATCCTCTTGATAGATGTCCATATAATTTAAAGTCCCCTCTGTCCATTTAAGATTACAGCACTTAGAAATTATATGATTAATTTTATCGTCAATATTTATTGGATCATTTTCGTCTATGGTAGAAAAATGTCTGATTTCACCAACCTCCGCTGATCTGATACTCATTTCCATTCCTGGGGGATATCCAAATCCACCGGATGGAAGATTTTCTATTGGAAGTTTTTTCCACGGGGATTCCATCCCTTGTACGGATGCTAGCTCTTCAACGTAAGATGCTTTCCCTAAGGATTTAATGGCAGGTGTTTCTTTTGGTAGATCGGAATAGTCAAGACCACTTTCTTGTTCTTTTCTACTTAGGTGCTCTAAAGCGATTTGATCTAAATTATTATCCATGACTTTTTATATTTTATCTATCTTTAATTGTAGTATCTAGGATAAAATATAATTCAAAAACGAGACGAAGATTTAGGATTTTTATTTAAATGCCTCGTAAGCAAGATATACGATAACCAAAAACATCCTGAAATTGAATAGAAGATTACATCTGCAACCCAATATGAACCACTCAGGTCCATTATTAGTTTGAACAGGGCGTCGTACCCAAGCGGGAGAAAGAACATCGCTAACATAAGAGATGTATCTTTGTAAAAGGTTAACCTTTTTTCTTTTTCTTTTAATTTTTTTATGGTTTTTACTATCACTCTCGTCCATTTGCTAATAGTGGTGGCTTCTTAGATGCTGGGCATATAAAAAGGCTTACCGGTAGGATAAGCCTTTTATATATCTTTCTTGAATATTTTAGATTAGTTAAACACGTCTTCGAAGTAATCCGCTCTGAATTCTGCACTTATTTGGTATAATGAGCCAACGTTCTCGTAGCTCAAAGGCATAGGATCAATAGGTTTTGTTGGAAAGCAGTTTAAGAATTTCATTCTTCTAAAAACATCTCCTTGTTTATTAAAAATGCTAACTAGGACATAAGCACCTCCAGCATAATTAGATTTAATTCCCATTGCACCGGTCAAAGGATTATAAACTAAATCTGACCATTGTCTTAATGTTTTATAGACATAATTGGAGTTATTATCATCTAAATTGGTTTGGAAGTTAATTCTAAGTTTAGCCCCCGTTTGTTCTACCCCAGCACCTGCATATCTTCTTCTTGCAAATTTGTAAAATTGCTCTACCGGGCTTGGTGTTTTGTCAACCTCTAGCCCTGATATTTGTGTGATATTTTCAACCAATAAGCTTCTTCCAGCATTACCTGCAGGGTTAGAAACCGCAGCGGGAGGTTGAATTATAACCTCAAATTGATTTAAGTATACCGGTTCGTATAGACTTACTGCCGCTTTTGCACTAGTAAAATGTGGTAATCCTGCCATTTTTTAATTTTATTATAAGAATACGTCATCAAAATAATCAACTGCCCACTGAACTCTTAAGGTAAATAAATTTTGATTTGTATAGTTTAGATCCATTTGAGATAAGGGGCTCATAATAAAACAATCTTTACAAGTTATTCTTCTGTGAACATCTCCCGCTTTATTAAAAACACTTATTACTATAGTTCCAGTATAGTCTCTTTTAAGACCAAGAGCCCCAGTAAGTGGATTATAAATTAGATCCGCCCATTGTCTCATTGTTTTGAAAACGTACATTGAATTGTTTTCATCTAGATTGACCTCGAAGTTTATCGATAGATCAAATCCTGTTTGTTGAGGTTTTGCCCCTGCATAATACCTTTTAGCATTTTTGTACTGTTGAAAGGTCTCTCCTGGGTTCTGATCAACTCCTAATCCTTCTATACTCTTCACATGCTCTAGTAAAATGTTTCCATTATTTGGGTTTCCCTGTGGAGCTACTACAGCAGCAGGAGGGGAGATTAATACCTCGAATTGGTTCATGAAAACCGGTTCGAACTTATTAACCGCCGCCTTAGAAGATGTATAATGTGGTAATCCTGCCATTTTTTATTTTATATATTTCTCTATAGTGTTTTTAATCAAATTAACTGAATTGAATAAATCCACCAGAAGCTATACCACCTGTTCTAGCAACTGTCATTCTGTTTATAAATTTATGTATACCCCTAGCTGGTTCTATGATTATATCGATAATACCGATATTTTGATCTATAACAGCAGGTGTGTTGTTAGAAGAGTCCATGATAGTTAAGAAATTATAAATTCCTCCTACGTTCTTAACTCCTGATAAGTAGTTATCTACTATAGTCTTAATTTCAAGTCTGATTGAATCTTCGTTAAAATCAAATAAGTAGTTAGATAAGATATCTTCTACACTTTCTTCTAGTGTGATCAATAGATCTCTAACGTGCAAGTTATTAAATGCAGAGTTAGTTCTTTGATATCCGGTTTGATTACCAAAGATTACCAATCCGATATTTCTTTTTCTTACTATAGGGTTGATACCAAATGGCTCTAAGAAATCTCTATCTTCTTGAGAGAAATCATATTCAAGACCAACTAGGTTGGATCCTGAAAGTACCCCTCTTTTTTGACCAGCTACAATTGAATAAGGTTCACCTGTAACAAATTTTCTAATGAAATTGTTACTTACGTGAGCTGCCGGTGGAATATTAAAGTTTTTACCATTTTCTCTAATAGTTAAGAATGGAGCAAACACACCGCAGAATTTAGCTCCGTTATCTTCACTAGGTAGTGTAAATCTAAATGAAGGATTTAGATCAAGGTTACCTCCGTCTGCAATATATCTTGCATTTAGTAAAGGTGCTGGATCAGTAGCAGATGGTGCAGTAGTAAATCTAGGATCAACGGAGTTTTTAAATTTCTCCATTGAAGGTGCATTAATTAATGCTAGACATTTTTGTCTATTTTTAGCAAGATTTGCTAGCTGCTGTTTAGAATCTGTTTGAATTTGTCCATCAAACGTATCTACAACATATCTAAATGTGATTATGTTTCTATCTGCTAGGGTTCTAGCGATATTTGTTTCTGTTAATACGTTTAGGATCTCATCCAATCTATCATCATTACCGTTTGGTTTATGTGTATTCTTTAATTGGAATCCAGGAAGATATGTAAAGTTAAGATTATTTACAAATTTATGAATTGGTCTAAATTTGTTAACTCTTTGTCCGGAGTAGATCTTGATAGGTCTATCGGTTGTAACGTATATACTGTATGTTCCAGGTCCTGTTGTATTTCTTTTAGATATTATTACTCTAGCCAATCTGTTCGATCCTGTGATAGGATCAATGTCTTCAGAAACTAAAAGATCTCCAACTGCTAATCCAGATGAAGTAACATTTGCTAAGGTCATTTCAACTTGAACGTTAGGGGTAGGTATAGATTCAATTTCTATAAATTGGTTTAGGTTTCCTGCCAGAGATACAATGTTTAAATCATATCCATTTTGATCGATAGTATCATCAACACCCGTTGCATTTGTAAGGTAGCTTAATCCAGTTCCTACTACAGTTTCCTGAGTGGTTAAATCTGAATCTACATAAGCTTTTAGCTCAAGAACTTGGAATCCGTCTCTATCAATAGATTTTTCTAATTTAATATATTGAAGTAAAGATCCGTCGTAGGTTTTGTGTATAACATCGCCATCGCTAATTAATCCTTTTTCCCAATCTGTAAAGATTTTAGCTTCTGAATATCCAAAATAATTAAAGTTACCGATTGTTTGGCTTCCTATAACTATTGGACTTCCTAAAGTACCTGGGCTAGTTTCGATAGGATCTACGATATCAAAGTAATCTGATTTACCAAATTGATATTTTCCTGAAGCTAAGTTTGTTTCGTCATAAGGTTCAACCAGATGTGTTGTGGATTTAAATAATGGATGTGACCATTTAATTCTAACCTGAACATTTCCTGGTGCAACTGTAACCTCCTTAACTTCTTCTACTCTTAATTTAACTATATCGCCGTCTGAAAAATATTTTCTAGCTTCTACGTTTCCTGCTAGGGTTGAAGTAACCTTTCCTAAAATAAATTTAGGACCAGTTGAAGTTGATGTTACAGCTAAGAATTCTCTTAATGCAGTTTTTCTGTTACCTGCTGTAACCCCTTGGAAATTAGTTTGTATATAAGGTAATCCAGCATCTAAATTTTGATAATTGTATGCCTGGAAATCTGCCGAATCAACACCGCTAACTCCAGGATTTGCTAAAGCATCCTCGTACGTTGTTCCAACTTCAAGTAACTGAAGATTTGGAGAAACTACATCACTTACAGTTTGACTATTTACTGAATATGAAAAATCAGCAATTAAAGGTGCACTGTAGCTTAGGAAATCTATATTATTGATTTCGATAGATCCTGGATCTAGAGATCCTGTTAAATGGTGTCCAACTAAATCTATAAAAGATTCATTATTTTCAAGATCATCAAGGGCTTCTTCGTTTACTGCGCAAAGAATTCCGGTTTGACCTACCTGATTGTTGATCAATGTCTTGATGTATTGAGTGATCCCGTTTTGGTCAGCAAAATCTGGAATTAAACATCCCGTAGTCGTAAGAACAACATTTACCTCGTTCAATGCTAGAAAATCATCAATTCTAGATTTTATAAATCCTTTAGATGTAAAATATGAAGAATAAACAGGGTCTAAAGAAAGATCTGAATAATTTGACCAATTTCCACTAACTGCGATAACATCTATAAAATAATCTGAGATGTAATCGTTATGGTTCATGAAGGACGGAACATTGTTTGCTCCGAAGTACTCTTGAGCAGTAATATCAAATCCTTTAATAGGAATTCTAGCATCAAGTGATTTCTTAATTATAATACTAATCGGATTTTGACTAAGATTGACTAAGCTGAATAATTTGGACTGTTCCGTGGTATCTATTGTGGCAAGAAGCATATTCGGATCAGGGAACCAGAATTTTTCTTTATTATAATAAGATGAAACTAATTTATCCTGTCTTGGCAAAAGTGCATTGGATCTTGTATAATCCGCTGTTGAGTTCGCACCATTAGCTTCCGCAGTATCGATTGAAAACGCTCTATATCTAGCAACGTCTGAGCCGTTTGCTACATCAGGGGTTCCAGTTTCTGTAACCGTATTATTTAATTTAAGTAAATTCAAAGCAAAAACAGGTCCACTGTTTAAGCACGTGAATATAGATCGATGAAAGAATGATCCTTTTTTCTCTAAAGCTCTGTCAATATCACCAAAAACTTTGATAGCTGTCTGAAGGTCAGGTACATAAACCGGGGTGTTAAAAGGTCCTTTAGTTGAAAAACCAACTACCAATCTAACAGTTTGAGGATTTACTACAATGTTTTCAGAAGCGTCAAATTCTAAGGTGTAGACACCAGAACTTTTAAAAACGGATAGATCCAGAGTTAACTTCTTTGCCATTTTGTATTTTTTACTTGTATATATCTTTTTGAGGGAGAACTTTAGAGTTGTCTCAAAGTCCTTCTCTTTAAGTATATATCAAATAATTTGTTAAAAGAAGTCCTTAAAAACGTTATATGTTTCCATTTCCCTAGATGTAGGATCGCCAATACTGCCATTCTCCCCAGATTCGCTCATTTTTTTATTGATGGCATTTTTATATTTTTCCGGTATGGTATCGTAGATATCCATTACTAGATAATTAAAATCCTGATATTCAAATACAGAATTAGCAACTACAAGGGTCATAGCTATGTCATCTTTACCAACCTGGCTCTGATATATTCCCTTACTGGTTTCCCCAAAATTGCTTAATTCCATTATTGTTGCTTTTTCTGTAGGAATTATTCTTGAATTTCTGGTGTTTATTTTTAAATCTTCGCAGTATTTTTCTTTAGTCTTTGGGGTCATTTTAACCCCCATTTTCATCTGTCTTGAGCTCTCTGTGTGTCTTGTAAAGACTAGCATTTCGGAGAAGAATTTTTCTCCAAGCAGAAGCTTTTCTATCAAGTATTCCCCCCTGTAATCAACCTCTATTGCAACCTTTATCTGTTCGGGATTAAAAACATCAGTGCAAAGTATTTCTAAAAAAACCTTTAACTCCTCAATTTGGATTGTGTTTGATTTATACAGTCCTACCTGTAAAAGGGAGAAAAAGTCTGACTCGTCCTCGAAAAACTTTTTTTCCTCAATAAGAGCTATCGGCTTAGGGGATACCTTTAATATGTTAACTGCAGTATAATCACCTCCACCTCCTCCTGCAGTATCAACCGAAATAACAAATCTTTTATTTTCGCCATCCTCCCATAGATTGGTTGGATCAAAGCTAGGATGCCATTTAAGATCTGAATAATCAACAATAGAATTTTGGAACGGAAGTAATTCCTTATGGACAAATTCTACCTCGGTCTTTTTTAACTTTTTGAGCGTGTATGAATCTAATAATAATTTAGAGGAACTTAAAAATTGATTTCCATATTCCTGATTAAAGTCTTCTTCTGATCCCAGGTTTGCAATTTCTTTTCTTTTCCATTCTTCGTCTCTTCCGGGTACTTGCCACCAGTCAACACGAATAGGATTAAATTCATTCTCTCCGTCTATGGCAGATTTATAAATCTCATAGAATTTATTCATCCCGTTTGGTGTGGATGTAATAATAATTCTAGAAATCTTTGAAGATGAAATGGTCGGATATACTGATTTAAAGAATTGTCCGATAAAGTTTGGGTTAATGTGTGCAAACTCGTCCATGTATAAGAAGTGAACAGTAAAACCGATAGAGGACTGTTTAGTTGTCGTCTTAGCCATTATCCTGCAACCATTATCAAACTTCATGGTCATAACATTGTACACAAATACGCCAGGTTTTAGGAAGAATGGAAGACCTTTCATGATAATCTTGATCTTATCCATCAATTCTGTTGCAGTATCCCCAATGTTTGCAAGAATCATTGCGTTCTTGTCAAAATTAAAGAGAAGATACCACAAAAGGAATATGGAAGATGTTACCGTCTTTCCACTTTGTCTTGGGCTTAAAAATATATTAAATCTATGCTCTTGGTACTGACTTAGTATTTGCTCCTGATAATCTCTCAGTGTTATTTTTCTGATACCCTCATCGGTCATTGCATTACAATAGGTATTAGCAAAATAAGTAACATCGGAAGCACATTTTTTAAATTCCTCTACTTCCCACTCGGTATATTCAAAGAGAATACCTCCCCTTCTTAGTTCAGGATCATTTTCGTGGAAGGGATTGTCAACATCCTTAAAATCAACACCCTTTTCATCAGCGTTGTTTATGATCTCTTGAACACGAGCGCTTGTCCAATAATTACTTTGTTGTTTTTCCTCTGCCATGATTAAAATAGATCTTCGTCAAGCTCGATTTTTGCTTCTTCCTCTTTCATTTGTTTTAACTCATCTTCCGGGGTGATGAGATCTTTCATCTTGGGATCTATAAGATTTTTATCGGGTCCATCTACAATCTGAGCTTTTTTTACTATAACTTCGGTCTTAATAACGTTTTGTAATCCCTCCATTAAATTTTTATTTCCCCGAACCTTAACAGATCCACCTTCCCCTGATATACCAGGAATAGTTACTGCATTGCCGTCGTCATCGGTCATTAGTGGTTTTTGTCTGTTATCAGAATTTTTAGACTCCGTGTTTAATGTCTTGTATGTTTTTTCCATTTCAGCCAGATATGCCTGAAATTTAGAAGGCATTTGCATTAATTGGTTTTGCATCTGTGCTAACACCTCAAAATTCCTGGCCTGGTATTGACCCCCAGCATCTATTTCATCAAGCATTTTAGTAACAGCGTGCTGTGCAGTTCTTATTTGAAATGCCATTGTGGATATACTTAAAGCATCTATCTTAGCTCTAAAATGAATGTAATCGTTTTCGTCTATAATATCGGTGTCCATGTAGAACTTAATCAACGATCCCAATATACTTTTAGATTCAGTTTCTACTTCGGTTTTTAGACTGTCAAAATTCATAACACGCATAGGCTTCATCGGGGGTATATCGGGTGACCCAAGTCCGTCTAGTGTTTCGTTGTTAAAAATAAGATCCTCAAGCTCCTGTTTTTTCTTCAACGCATCCTCTTTACTTAGATTTGTTGATTTAATCTTCGGTGGTCTTCTCGGCATAAATTTATCTGTTTTTAGCTATTTTAGGAAGTTTAAGAACAGGCTTAGCATTATCGATAATTATTGCTAATTGTGAATCTCCAACTACGTTTTGATTTAGAATTGCTGATTGCTTTTCTTTTTCAATCATATTTTGAAAGATTCTTAAGTTCGTTAAATACAAAGGACTTCCCAGTATTTTATATGAGTTATTATCAGTTTTCCAAGTTTCTACTTGGTTGCTTTGTTCTATATCAGAAGGTATCTGGTATGTATACTTTTGTGAAATTAACCCCTCTTTAAAATGAACTATACCAAGATCTGATGTTTGAGCATCAGGATTTTCTGGATCGTAAAGCATTTGCCAAACATTTATTGAATACTGTTTAAATATATTAGAGAAATTAAATACAAATCCATACCAATCATCAAGGGTAGGTATGAAATTCCCTATCGGTGAATTAGTACCAGCACCAAAAGGAGATAATATTTCTAATTCATTAATTAGTATTCTAAACGATCCTGTTTGTAAATATTCAGTACTTGTTGGTGTAAGATTAGATCCTGACCATATCATTTGTATAGAGATACCCTCCCCATCCTTTCTTCCATATATTAAATTTCTTGCCTGAGCTTTTTGGAATCTCCAAGTTGCTATTGATCCCGATATTGCAGATCCATTATCTGCAACTCTAAATGAATATTGGTCAGGTATACTTAAGATCTTGAATCCTCCAGATCTTGCTGAATCTGCAAATATAGAAACATACCCATCTGCCATACTTAATTTATGGGGTGTTGATGATGAGTATGTTATAGTTCCGCTATTCTGAACATATGAAGATATCGATAGCTTTGCTGATGGTTTATTTACAAGCTTTGTTTTGTCTACATAGTTTCTTGTTTTAAACCAGCACGTAAAAGATAATTCGTCATTATCGCCAAGGGATGGTACTGATTTATATCTGACTGCTTCTCTCTGTTCTTCTGTCTTTGATGTAGATAGTGGATCATCATAGATATACCTTTCTAAATCATAATAGCTGTTAAATACTATTGTGTAATTATTATTTAGATCAAATTCTATAATAGGTAAATATTGATCTATATAATTTCTAGTAGGATCCTCAGCTCTCCTCTGTGAAGAAACGAAATACTGCCGAGGTTTTGTTACCTTTTCTATTTCTTCTTGTGTTTCTTCCCCGAATAGATCCTTGGTATTTACTGTGTAATCGTGTAATTCGCTCTCCGCGGTCTTATTAATGAATTGGGTGTTTTGTTTAACCTCATACTTCATCAATTGACATTTAAAAAATACCGGATATAAATTAAAATCCCTGTGCAGATATGTTGATTCTATTTGGTAGATTCTGTTTGTAAGAGGGAAGAAAATAATGTCCCTTTTTCTAGGTGCTGATCCTTTCCCAAAAATACTTTCAAAATATTTTCTGTCGATGTGTACTTCTAGAGGTTGTTCAAATTGTATACCGAATGTATCGTAAATTGGTTTATTGTCTGGAAAATTATTCCCAGGAACCATTACTTTAACACATTTCTCAGCAACAACGTCAAAGAGACTGTACTCTCTCAATACAACATCTTTCCCTCTTCCGTTAGGCTGGATCGAATAATAGTTTACCTCGTGTCCAAAAAGGGTATTAACGGTTCTGCTTAGATCCTGATATATGTTTATTCCCCTATTTACCTCATAGGGTTTAAACAGTCTATCTCCACAGTTTTGGTTAAATATTACCGATTTTGTATAAAGCTCCTTAGAGCAAAGAATAGCTGGTTTGGTTGCAAGATCTCTGTAATCTATCTCTCTGTATTGTAGATCGAGATCGAAGTTTTCTAAAACTATCGGATTTTCTAAATTAGTTCCCTCTGGAAAATACGGACTCGAATCTTCATCCGAATGAGCAGTAAACTTGACCTCAATATAAAAATCATTATTAGGATCCAGCTCTATTACATCAACATTTTCCTGTAATAGAGGCATCCACAAGGACCAATTGCTGTTGTTTGTGCTCCAGCGAAATTCCCTTAACAGATAGCTAGAGTTTTCAACCTCGCCCGAAGTTTCTATAATCCACCCTCTAAACCTGCTAACGTCTTTGAATGCGGAATTATAGCTAATTATTCTATAGTTACCTATGCTTGAAAAAATAATAGGATCTGTCATCGTTCCTATATATCGGCGAAAAAAATCACGGTTCTTATAAGACCGTAATTATCTGATAGTATTATCCGAAAGAATATCCACACCTTTCAATATTGCTGAATTATCAGGAGGCACTACACCAAGTTCGGTCTTAACCCTGATTCCCCCTTGCATTAAATTGCCTCTAAATCTTTCAGTAGCCATGTCCAATTGCGGTATGTAAGTTTCTGCATTAACTGATAAACTTAATGTTATACCCTCCCCCCTAGTACTTCCATAACTGAAACTGAATTGATTTGGGCTTTTTTCAGGAACCTGATCCGGTAAAGAAACCTGGACTGGCACCCTAAATCCATTATACTCAAAATAATAAACAAAGTTTTTAAATAAAACCTCAATTACCCTTACCTGTATTTTCATAGCATCGGTGTTGGTGTCAACCTTAATCTTTAGGTTGAATGTAGCCTCGATTGGGATAGGGGATAAGTACGCAGAATAAGCCTTCATTTCAGATCCACCCGTATCTTGTACTATCTCCTTTTCGTAGGTTCCTCTTACGTATTTATTTGTAGAGGATGCAGTGTTTATTCTCGAGGCTGAGTATTCTAAAATTCCCCTAGGTATAACATCATAGTTACCCTCGGCAAATGCAGGATTTCCGTCGCAATCCCCGTAATTAAGGTAAAAATCCTGAAGAAATGACTCGTCTCCAGCTAATGAATAAAAAAATGGAATGTATATTTCCTGTATTTTTCCTCCAGAAGTTGTTTGAAAATACGTGATTTTTTCATTCAACGACTTTAGCATACCTATAATCATCCCTCTGAAAAATATATCATCGCTATTAAATTTGTCTAGAAAATTCATATGTTTATTTTACTATTCTGCTTGATTCTACACTGACCTCAGTCACAGGAAGCTCTGTGTATTTAAATGAGATTGGTAGGTTTTTTTGGTTAGTGTATTTAGGATGAGCAAAAGACTCTTTTTTGTAAAAATCGTCCGACATCGCATAAACGCTAGTGACGTATTCGTCTGTTAAATATGCTTTACCCCTTTCTTCTGTTACCGGATTTTCAAATTTATAAACAAAAAATTCACTTAGTGATATCCTAGAAAGGGTCCTTTTGTTGTTTTTAGTAACAAAAAAATAGGAATATTTTTCTATATCGTTTCTTGATAGTAGTGCCATATCCCTATATATTGAAAATTGTTAAACCTTCTCTATGAGAAGATCTGAGAAATTATTCCTTTTTTGGATCTCCATCTTGTAATCGAAAATTTCTGTTGGCATCGGGGCATGATTTATAACAAAAACGTTTAGCCCCAAATCGTCACATATTTTTCTTAATGTGTTTAGAATAGTGTAAACCCCGTCGGGGTCAACAGAACTAAATATCTCATCAAGAAATAGAAGATTTATGCTACTAAACCTGATTTTCATTAATTTAATAACAGAGAGTAAAACTGCAAAGTCCACTTTTTTCATTTCACCAGTACTAAGTGTTGCTGTTGATATTTCTTCACCCATATGAACTACTGATGCGTTAAAATCCTCGTCAAAAGTCACAGTATATGGGAGGTGTAATGATCCCATCAGTTCTGCTATATTGCCATTCAAGGAAGGAAGAATAGTTCTTAATGCTAATTGTTTAACACCCTTATCTCCTAATATGTCTTCTATTTTCTTTATCCATTCGGATTTTTTTTCCTCTTTAGATCTCTCTTGTGAGAATTCCTGTATACTTTCTCTGGTATCTTCTGATATCTTTTTTAAAGAATCCAGTCCCTGTACAGCGGATACCGATTTTAGTTTTTTAAGTTCCTCTTTAATTGAATTTATATTTACTACGATCTTATTTCCTTTTTCTGTTATGGAGGATTTTTCCTTCTTCATTTCGGTCTCTTTTTCTAGAGCCTTGTCGTAGTTTTCTTGATGTGAATCTATTACTGAATTAAAATCTGATAATTGTTTATTGAGTTCATCTTTCAATCCCTGATGGAAAGATCCTGATAGATCTGCAGTACATGTTGGACATTTATCATTTTGATAGAGCTTAATCTTTTGCTCTATGGTTCTTTTGGATTCTTTTGAAGTAGTTAATGCACGATAAGCTGATTTTACCTGGTTAGATACCTCGCTTTCTAATGAATTAAACTGAGAAACCTTCTCTTTATGGATATCAAGTAGCGAGGAAAATTTCGAGATCTTTTCTTCTAAATCTTCAGCTTTACCCTTTGAATCCTCTTTTATTTTTTCGGAAAGGGACTGTAATTCTTCTTGTGTTCTGGAAAGTGTCCGTGTAAGACCGTCAATCTCTCCGTTCAATCTAGCCATGTTTTCCTTAATGGCTTTAGACTCATCCTTTAAAAGATCTCTCATCTCGTTAATCACATAGAATCCAAATATTTTATCGATGATTGATTTTTTATCCGCAGATGACATTTTAAGAAAACTCTTAAAATCGTTGATTGAAAGCGAAATTGTATTATTGAAAACGTAATTTGGAATTTGAATAATATCGTCAGTTAAATAGTCCTGTACTGATCTAGATCCTGCTTTGTCGTAAAGTGTATCGTTAACATAAAGATTAAAAATAGATGGGTCTATTCCTCTTTCTACACTATATTCTTCCCCGTTAGAAATAAATGTTATCTTTACCCAGGCATTCCCGTTTATCCTGTTTGGTATATCTTTTAATTTCTTCCCGTCAAGTTTCCCATACAGCCCGTATGTTATAACATCCGAGATCGTTGATTTACCTGCTCCGTTCTCGCCAACAACTAAATATAGTCCGGTATTTTCGTCAAAAGTTAGGGTTTGTATCTTATTTCCGTAAGATGCAAAATTTCTCCATTCTATTTTGGTTAATCTCATTATTCCGATTCTTTATCTGTGGTTCTTTTATATAATACCCTGATTGTTTTTTTCATTTTATCCTTAACCTCCTCGCTTTCTTCTAATGCGTTAATGTATTCATCCGCAAAGTCTACTATAGAAAAATTCTTTCCGTCTAAGCTAAAAAGTGCTTCCTCTAAATTCTGATTAGTGGTGTCTATTTCTTTTATCGGCGTAAAGGTGGTTTTAAGCTGCGTAGCGACCATTTCGGTCAATATCCCTAATGAAGCTTTAACTGCTAATTTAGGGTCTATTAAAACATCAACAAAATTGTTTCTGAATAAAATCTCAAGCTCCGCAGGTGTTTTTTCTAAAACCTGATCAAATCCTATTTTTATAAATTTAGGTGAAAAATCATTCTCAAATAAGGTCTCTTCATTAGTGTCCAAATCTAAAAGCATAATAGCTTTTTTGTTGTCCATGTCGGATCTTGTCAGTTGGTACGGAGACCCGAGCATTCTTACTTTTCCAAAATTTTGTGAATAGTGAATGTGCCCAGAATAAACACGATCGAAATTTTCTAATTTATTATAGCTTATACCATCCTCGATCTTAGTAAATTTATTAAAGCTTAATCCCCTAATATCGGAATGACAAAATAAATAATCATGTTTTTCTGTTTCTGCAAGTAGATCAACAGCAACTTCTTCGTTAGCTCTCCAAGGCATCATGAAAGCTTTTCTTTTACCAAATGTAATGGTTAACGGATCTTCGAATATATGAATATTAGGAATCCATTTTAAAGAGGCAAGAGAATTAATTTCATTTGACTCCTTTGAGTATATGTCATGGTTTCCTACTATAACGTAAGTTCCGTCTTTAAATGTTTTAGATAATTCTCCAAATATTTCTACGCACAGGTTTAATACCTTTAAATTTATACTTTGTCTAGAATCATAAACATCACCGAGATGTAGTAGAACGTCTCCCGGTTTATATTCTCTTTTTATCGTGGGTATAAACCATTCAAAAAAGTATTTTCTCATGATTTGTATCCACTCTTCCGAACTATTTCTGATACCTAAATGGGTATCTGTTATGATCCATAACCTTTTTGCTTCTGATACATTCATTTTAGAATATTTTCTTGATCTTCTTTCTGGAAACTATTCCAAATTTTTGATCCATTTCGTTAACTATAATTTCTTTGTATTTCATGTGGATTAATTCGTATGCCTTTAAATAGCCTACGTTCATAAAATCACAAATAGAAACGAATTTTTCTACCATAGTGAATTCCGTTGTTTCCATTTCTTCTAAAAGATCCTGGAATACAAAAGGAATTAAATCCTTAGGTATTTTTTTATTCGGTCCTAATGCACACCATCTTGATTTGTGAAATATTTCATAAACAAAATCATTTAATGCTGAAATATGTAAATAATCTTCGTCATCTTCATCTTTAGATGCTTTGAAAGATCTGTAATCTTTTGAGGTATCCTCTACTTGTAAATACTCTGCATATGAGGGATCTATTGGTATCGCTTCTGTTTCGGGTAATTCTACCTCCTCTATTAGCTTTTTTTGTTTCATTAATTTTCATTCATTATTTGGGAGTTGGGATCCTCTGCGATCCTCATGTGGCTATAATCTACCGTAAATTTCTTATATGAATTTTTATATCCCTCATCTCTGTTTGCTAAGACCTTAAGCTTATATTCGTTATTTGAATACATTAAAGGATCTTGTATGATACCAAACATACCATCGACCGTTGCAACTAGACCGGATGATTCTGATGCTGAATTCATTGAAAGATCTGTGGCATCAAACTCTGATTGTTTAGTCTGTGTTGCAGTAACAATAGCCCATTGATTTCTTTGACCCATTGCTCTTAGATCCTCAGCAATTTGCTTGATCTTCATGTAGGTATTTTCGCTGTTAGGATTTCTCCAGTTTTTCATGATGTTGATATAGTCAATAACAACTATCTTGAATTTAATACCCTTAACTTCCTCTACCTTTCTTAACCATTTTTCAACATCTAAGACAGAAGCCTGGCTAGTTCCAAACTCCTTAATATAAAGTTGTCCAGGAATAGAAAGGTTGTCAAATGCCATATTTCGGATTTTCTTCTTGATTATCTCTCCGTCTTCTGTTGCGTTATTGTAATCAGACATTTTAATTCCCAGAAGGTTAGCACCAACTCTTTTCATATACTTTCTATCGCCAAGTTCAAGGGTGATAATTGCCACGTTATTGGATGCTCTGATTGCTTGAGCTGCTATGTTACCTAACCATAACGTCTTACCAACCTTAGGCTGTCCGAGGAATACGTAAAGATTCTTTGCAGAAAATCCTCCGCCAAGCACAAGATCTATAAAATCATACCCGGATGAAAACGTGCTAGATCTTGGTTGTTTGTGGTTATCCGGATCTGTGAAATCTAATCCAAGATCGAAGGAAAAATCCAAGCTGTTTCTCTCATTAACTATCGTTTTAAACGTGTTAACTACATCTTTAATGTTTTCCGGACTAACCTCAGTGGATTTGATATACGTAATGGCATCCATTGCACTTTGCTCTAGATTCTTCCATTCTATCCACGATTCGGTATTTTCCCTTAACCATTCTGGATCATACTCATTTAGTTTTATGTCAAAAATAGTATCGACCTGATTTTCCGGAAGTTTATCCCCCAGCTTTAGCATTTTCACGATCTCCTTAACTTGTTGAGTTGAAGGTATTTGTGAATACTTTTTCCAGAAGGATTTTACTATCTTGAATGCCTCTTGATACCTAAGATCTTTGAAAAAGGATGGTTTAGCGGACTCAATATAAATTGCGTCAGATACTATACTACAAAACCAAACATTTTCTAAATGAGAATTTACCATTTTTAATAGTGTGGGTTATCTTTTATTTTATAAACTATTTTATTTCCAGACTTTGATTTTTGTTGCTCGAATGATCCATTTTCTATTAGGGATCTTACTATTTCTCCGTGCTTATTCTTTTCCCAGCCTGTAGGGAAAAAAGAATTAAAGGTTTGTTCAGAAAATTCACCCTGTGGTCTACCATCTCTGATCAAATAACTATTTAATTCAAAGATGATATCCTCAGATGTAGGGTATGCTGGAAGGTCTTTCCAGATACCCATGTGATATTTCATTTTTAATTTATTCTTGTCCATCTTCTTCCTCTGTTTCTTCGCCGTTAACAACAGCATCAAGTTCTTCCATATCGAATAGATCTGGTAGTAAGAAGTGTGGCTTAATCGCTTTTTCGTCAATTTTTCTTAATACCTCTTCGGTGAAAACCTCAGGAGTAAATAACTGGGAAGAAAATATTGACTTTCCTAAGTGAGCAACCGCCCATTTTGTGGAAGAAGCACTTGGTGTGAATTCCAATTCACCCGTTTTTTTATCAACCTCTAACTTTCCTCTTTCTATTCCACACACGTCCCAAGAAATAAATTCTTCCAGTCCAACGTATGGGTTCATACCATTAATGAATGAAATGTGGAATTTTGTTGGATATGGTCTAGTAAATCTCGTCTTTTTCGGCGTGGAGGTAACAATAATTCCAGTTTTCTTATCGTTGCTATCCTTGAGCTGTGCTTTAGACAGCATAATAACATTACTCATAGAGAAAATAGGACCATCACCACCTGATGCCTCTTTAGTTGTCATAAAGCTTCCTATTCCAGCAGTTGTTGTGTGATTAGTACAGATCAAAGGAATTCTAACACCGGTTAGATCTAATGTGATTTCTCTGAATAATCCTCTCATCTCCTTGGATCTAATACCCATGTCCATCACTGTTTTACCCTTTAAAGCATCAGCAGATTCTTTCATGGTTGTAAGCATACCCAGAGAATCTAGAACTAGTAGAATTTTAGGATCTGCTCCTTCTTTTCTAGCTTTCTTAATTTGATCAACTAGGTTTGCAACAAATATTTTAAAATCTGAAATAGATTTAATTGGTTGGTATCTAACAGTATTGGTATCAATCCCGAATTTTTTAGCCATTGATCTATCAATAGCACCCTCAGTATCACAATAGATTACGTTATATCCTTGTTTCTGTGATTCCCTCACTATGTTCATACACAAGAAGCTTTTTCCTGTCTGTGGATCCCCTGCGATACCCATAGACCTATTATTAGCCACACCCCCAAAAAGACTTCCTGAAAGTTGAGCATTTAAAACATAGTTACCAGTTCCAATCCACTCAGTAACTTCAGAGAATTCGTTTTCTTCTAAGATAGACCCTGCTTCAAATCCTTCGATCTTCGAAAGTTGCTTGTCAAGGTCTAAAAACGAGAATTCTTTTTTAACAGATGATTTTTCTTTAGCCATAATTTTCTTAATTGTTTGGTTATTATAGACTACAGACTGATTAGATTTCCGATTTTATACAATCATTTTAATTTACCCCACAAAAAAAGCAGGTATAAACCTGCTTTTCAATCTTTTGCCTAGATTATTTTACTTCTACTGCGCTTTCCGCTGGGATTTGAGCTGTTGTAGAATCCGTAGCTGTTACCGCGGTAGAATCCAAATTAACAGCGGATGAATCTACTGCTACAGCCTTTTCTGTGTTTGAGTTATTTCCGCAAGCGGTTAAAACCATAATTGCAAAAATTGATAAAATTCCTAATACTTTTTTCATGTTCTTATTTATTAATTTAGTCCTTATATATCTTTTCTGTGATTTGTTTCATCTGCAAAGTTCGTTGGCAATGCTAATAGCAATAAGGGTTTGTGGTTTTACTGCGTAATTATATCCCATACCCTCCATATATCCGATAGCAGTTTTTACTATCATATTTGATTTATGTTTAGGATTTGTGTTATAGTCAAGATCTATTTGATATATTTCTATTCCACCCTCTATTTTTAGGTACCCAGCAATATCGATAGATCTTTGTAGTTCTCCCCAAAGCTTAGTCCAAAGATCTTTAACTTTGGGAACGATGTCTTTTTTATAAATTACGTGTGCACCGCTGTTGTGGTATCTAAAAACAACAGTTGTTACGTAGATAGTTTTGTTTGCGTAGCTTTGGCTGTCACAACCTACATAAATCTTGGTCCCTGGTTTTTTTTCTATCACAGACCTAACGTAGTCTAAAAGATCCACGATTTCCTCACTGCCTATTTTTTTAAAAATCCTAGAAGACACCCCTTTATTTTCTCGTAAATTCGTTTTGAAATATGTGTCCCGCTACAAACCATTGCGTTTCATCATCATTTTTATTTAAAAGAAAGGTAGATTCACTTACCTGTCCTATCAGTGTATACTCTTCCCCCTCGTTTATAAAGATAGTATCAAGATCTGCCATTTTATATTCCCATTTCCAGATGAACTTTGTTGCGTTCCTTTCGAAGTATTTTCTGTAATGGCTTTGTAGATCCTTTCCTACATTCTTTACTTTTCTAAAATTACGGTCTTTCATTAGTATTTTTATTTAACTATTATACAATAAAAAAGCCCCGGGTTTCCGAGGCTTTTGAATATTAGTTAAAATAAGATTAATCTTTGTACTTATAATAGTTAAATACCTCTTCGATATCATCTGCGGAGGTTGTGATATGATCTACACACCACTGCTCAACTTTACCTGAAGATTGAACCATTCCAATTAATTGATTAGCATGATCTGCGATCTTTTTAAGGTTTGTTATTACCATGTAAGGCCTTGGAGCATTTGCTTCTACCTCTAATTGGCCAGGAACCTCTGCAGAAAATGTATATGGGGGTTCATCTGAAGTAGATTCTTCATCACCTTCTAATTCATCATCTGGTAATTCCATTAGATCCATATCTAATTCTGATTCGTCACCTGCTTCTTGATTTGCTTTGGAGAGCCTATCTTTTTTATAATCCTCCATCTGTTTTAAATTCTGCATAAGAATACTTTATATTTCTTTACAGCTTATATATTCTAGATCTCTATAAATTCCTTTAAAAATCCGGATATTTGTTCGTATTTTTTAAAATCGAGACTATTTTAGCACATTTTTCATATTCTTCCCTCTCGGTAAAATGCTCGATCATTTCTTTTATTATCTCCGTAGTGCCTTCCATTTTTAGGATTCTTCCGGGGTTTCCCTCGATAAGACACTTGAAAAGATCATTAAATGCCATGACTGAAAGATCATCGAAATCCTCTATAGATTCTAAATCCTGGTTAATTCTGTTTAAGTCTTCCATAATATTAATTTATACACAAATATAAATAGGTATCCCGTGTTTAAAAAATGTTTCACAATAAACCCCATCTAAATAAGACGGGGTTTGTTCACGAGATTATAATTTAAACTAAAACTTATTACCGCAGGTAGGACAAAATTTCCAATCCTGTTTGTTTCTGGTACCGCATTCTGTGCAGTACGATCTTATTTCCTTAGCTTCCACGTTCTTTTGACTTATAGGAAGTATTTGATATTCTACAGCATTAGAAATATAAGGATTAAAATTTCCCTGACCATTTTGAAAATCCTGATCTGATTTGGATCCT